CGACGCGATATAGAAGGCGCGCCCGCGCCTGCTAACGCATTAGCGCCTGCCGCTGCAACGGCTGAGACACCGCCTGCTAATGCTTTGGCAGCGCCAAGGGCTGCCGCCGCACCCACAGTAAGCCCGCAAACGCAAGAGTTGATCAATAGAATTCGACGAGTTAGCCAATTAGGTGAGGTTGGTAAACCTGAAGCGGCAATACTTAAAATGCAGCTTGAAAACCAGTTGCGTGCTGAACTACCGCCTGAGACGCTTCGCACAATGATGTCACTTGGCTATCCAGCCACACAAGAAGGTTATCAAGCGTTCCAAAGCGCTCAACGCACGCCCCCACCACCGCAACCGCTTGTACCGGTGCTCGAAAACGGTAAGCCAGTTTTACGCACTCGTGAACAAGCTGCCGGTCAAACACCGTTTACGCCCGCTACAGTTCAAATAATGGGTTTAGGTCCAACAAAAGCACCAAAAGAATCTGAAGCACCTAAGCCTCCTTCAGGGTATCGCTTTACGCCGTCGGGTGATCTTGAGCCTATCCCTGGTGGTCCAGCAGCGCCGGGATTGTCGAACAAAGACATTCAAAAACGTGAAGCAGTATTTCCGCAGGCCACACAAGCTGTCAAAGGGTTTGAAAGCAAATCTGATTTGTTTATTAAAGACTTGGAGCGTCTTCGAGATGATCCAGGTTTGAATCAAATTACAGGGCCAATTTATGGCCGCACGCCAAGCGTAAGCCAAGCAGGTAGCCGAGCGCAGGCGCTGTACGATAAGATATTTGCTAAGGGCGGCTTTCAGGCGTTGCAGGATATGCGCGAAGCGTCTAAAACAGGCGGTGCGCTTGGTAACGTGTCTAATGAAGAAGGTCGTCGTCTTGAGAAGTCAATTGTTGGCGGTCTTGACAGAACGCAAAACATTAAGGATGTTAGAAATAACATCAATGAGTTAATTCAAGAGATTCGTACGTCAAAATCGCGTGTACGTGAGGCTTATGATTCAACGTATGAGTACCGTACGCAACAAGAGGCTGCGCCTGCGCCTGCGCCTAGCGGTGCAAAATCAACTGGCGGCTGGTCCGTCGTGAGGTAATCATGGCCGATCAAATTTACAAGGTACGCGATCCTCAAGGCAATATACGAGAGATTAAAGGTCCAGCAGGTGCTAGCGATGAAGAAGTTATCGCGCAAGCGCAACGTCTGTTCGCCACTCCTGCGCCTACACCTACACCCGAACCGCGCAGCGAAGGTATGCCCACGGCACCTCGTCAAGAGTTGACCGCAGGGCAGCGCATGTACCAAAGTATTAGACCTTACGTCGCACCAACGATTGAGGCGCTAGGGTCCGCAGGCGGCGCGTTGCTTGGTGGTACGGCAGGAACATTTGGCGCTGGCCCTATAGGTACTGTGACGGGCGGCGTAGTCGGCGCGGGTCTAGGTTATGGTCTTGCTAAAGAGGCGCTTGAGTTAAGCGACGTTTATTTAGGTGGTAAAGAGCCGCGCAAAGGCGCAGCGATCGCAGTAGAGCCTACTAAAAATATACTTGAAGGCGCAACTTACGAAGCTGGCGGGCGCGTTGTTGCGCCTTTGCTTGGTAAAGCTATTGGTAAAGCTGCTGACCTTAAAAACATACCGCAAAACAAAGCCGCTGAAATTGCAAGAAACGCGCTTGGCCCCGATTTACCTGAAGTTATCAACGCGCTTAAGGCGGCGCAGGGTCAAAATGTTAGTGCAGCCCAAGCTACTGCGGCTATAAATAGTCCTACTTGGCAAGCGTTAATTGATCGTGCGACAGCAAGAGATCCTCGTTTCTTAAGAGCGCTTGAGCAATCGCAAGGCGAAACGTCATTAAACGCGCTATCGCGTCTTGTTGGCGGCGCAACTGCCACGGACGTTCGCGCTACGACGGATACTATGAAGCAGACGTTGCGCGACATTACATCGCCAGCACGTCAGGCCGCGTTAAACCGCGCTAACCTTGGTCAGCAAGTCGCACAGTATGAGGCTGAGGCCGGTAAGTTAAGCGCCGAAGCAGCAGCAAAGGTGCAAGACGTACGCCGACTAATCAACGCAGGCAATTTGGCTGAAGCGTCTGCTCGGCTTGACCTCATCAAGCGCAACTTACCTGTGGGGCTGACTAAGTACACCTACAAAGGCGACTTAGCTCGTATGGCTGATGAGTGGGCGTCGAAGGCGGCGGATGCGTCGCTTGACTTGGGTCAAGGCGCAAGGTTTGCTCAGTCTGCGGCAGACAGTTTACGAGAGGCGGGCATCAAACCACTTAAAGGCGAAGCAATCATAGGGCAGATTCGCGGTGTACTAAACAACCCTGAATTCGCAGGCAATGATTTGCTCAGTGGTGCGGCTAAGAACATAGCAAACGATATTGCTCAGTGGACCAAAAATGGCGGCATCATTGACGCAAGAGCACTAGATGCCATTCGTAAGAACTCCATCAACGCAACTGTACAGCAGCTACGCCCAGGCGTAGACGCTACAACGCAGCGTAACTTGGCCGCTAAAGTAACGTCGGAAATAAAACCAACGCTTATCAACGCCATCGAAGCGGCAGGCGGCAAAGGCTATCGTGAGTACCTTGATGAGTTTTCTAAGGGTATGCAAAAGATTGCCGAGACCAAGCTGACCGGTGAAGCAGTTAGGCTATGGAAGACCGACAAAGACGCGTTTGTGCGTCTGGTGCAAAACGAATCGCCTGACGTTGTTGAGAAATTTCTTGGCCCTGGCAACTACAACATCGCCACAGAACTGAGCGAGAATGTAGTGTCAACGTTACAATCTGAAGCGCAAAAACATCTTGCAAACTTATCGGTCAAAGGTCAAGTAAGCGCAGGGCAAGACGCGCTGAAGCAACTTTTGTTGGATAACACATCGAAGCTGCGTATACCTTCATACTTAAGTGCTGTAGCGACGACTACGAATAAAGCGTTAAATATCTTAGAGAACAAGATTGGCACAAAAACGATGGGCGTTTTGACAGAGGCTTTAAAAACACCTGGTGGTGCTGCAAACTTATTGGAACGACTGCCCATAGAAGAACGCAACCGCGTTGTAAAAATTATTAGCGATCCATCATCGCTTAAAAGCAAAGCAGCGCAGCGTGCTGCTGAGTTTATGAGAAGTGGAGCCTCTACAACGGCTATTAATGCGCTAGCATCGGAACCTAGCGAAAATGCACTCATCGATTGATAGGTAAGGGTCATCATGGAGCACGATGTGGATACGCGTTTGACTGTCCATGAGGCAGTTTGTGCAGAGCGGTACAAGTCGATCGAACAGTCGTTCACACGCGTTGAAGAGCGATTTGACGACGGTTCGCAAAAGATGAAAAAACTTGAGTACCTCATGTACGCCGTCATGGTCGCCGTGCTCCTTGGCCCTGGCGCTGCTGCAATTTTTTTTAAGAAACTTTTAGGTGTTTGATCTTCTTTCAGGTGGTCTTTTAGGTTCTATATTCGGCGGCTTGTTCAGGCTTGCGCCGGAAGTGCTGAAATTCTTAGATAAAAAGAACGAACGCGCTCACGAACTTAATATGTTTCAGCTTCAGACCGACCTTGAGAAAATGCGCGGTGAATTTCGTGTGGAGGAAAAGTATGTTGACTACAGTGTTCAGCAACTTGATACCATCAAATCGGCCTTTGAAGAACAGGCTGAAACGGCTAAGGCAGCAGGTTGGTTTGTGGCTGGAATCTCTGCCTTGGTACGTCCAGGAATCACCTGGGCGTTATTTTCAATGTACGCAGCAGTCAAGACGGCTTCGCTTGTTCTTGCATTTCAAACGGGCGCGCCTTGGGCAGAAGTCTTAGTCAAGGCCTGGGATGAAGACGACTTTGGTTTGTTCACAATGGTGCTCACCTTCTGGTTTGTCGGTCGCAGTATTGAGAAGTACAAGTGAATGAAGCAAAAACGCTTTGCAAAAATGTACTGATCAAGCCCTTTGAAGGGCTAGCAAAACGTTTGCCTGATGGACGCGTTCAAGCTTATCCCGATCCCGGTACCAGAGGACATCCTTGGACGATTGGCTGGGGAGCCACCGGACCCAACATCAACCCCGGTACGATCTGGACGATGCAGCAGTGCGAGGATGCGCTGGATCACCATGTGGAGTATTTTGTTCGTGGTCTGGTAAAGATGTCCCCAAGCATACGAACCGCACTGCCCCGACGCATTGCCGCTGTGACAAGCTGGGCCTACAACTGTGGCCTCGGAAACTACCGCATCAGTACGTTTAAAAAGCGTATTGACGCGGGGGATTGGAACGGCGCAGCCGATGAATGCCTTAAATGGAATAAGGCTGCTGGCAGAGTCCTTCCTGGTCTCACGCGACGACGCGCTGCTGAGGCGGCGTTGATGAGGTAGGCACGCTAAAGCGCTCTTGCTTCCTTAAACAACTCCATCCGCTCGCGTGACGCACGCAGCGCGGTGTAGCGCTGGTGCAGGCGCTCCAAGATCGAGATGCGCCGAGCGCCGACACGCTCTTGATTGAGCAGGTCAAGCACCTGGTCCTCAGACATCAGCGCCAGTTCTTTGTTGAGTTTTCGCCAATTTAACTGCAATTTTGTTCTCCAGTTCCGTAATCTGTTTCCCAACGCGTGTGGCTGCGCGAGTGTGTTGACGCACAGCCTTCTCCCATTGATGGCGCTCGGCCTTAGCTGCTTTAAGTTTAGCCTGCCATAACTTAAGTCGGGAGTTCATAACGATCCTTGATAACGCGCATGATGTCCTTGGGCGTCATATTAGGTATGGCAGCGATCAAAAAGCAATCCGTCGCTACTTGTTGCGCGAATTGTCGCATCTCTTTGACGGTCATCACAGCGATTGGCAATTGCTCAGTCGCCGCGCTGCGTATCATGCCGATTAGCTCATCATCGGTCATGGCCTGGCGCCTAAGTTAAATGGGTTGTGGTACTGAAACTTAGGTGCTTTGGTCTTCTTTATCTTGTCTTTTCTTTCTGTGACGTAGTAGCCGTAAGCCCATCCTAGCTTTTTACAAATGGAAGATTGACGCAGCATCAGTTCTCTTTCGATGATTCCTTGTTCTAGTAACGGCATCAGTGAGTTCGAGACCGACTTGGTAGTGACTCCGAGTTTCCCTGCTAGTTCCTTGAGGGTCACCGGAAACGTTCTAGTCTGCATGTATTCAAGACACGCTTGCCCTCTGTCCTGTTTAGCTTTCATCCTGAGTTTGTGAATACTCATCGTTGCACTCATTCGTCCCTCCATGTACCGTCTTTAAATATAAAACGTGTAAACAATAACTTTTGTATCAGGGTTCACGGGTTTTTCTCTCCATGAGTAGTTGTTTAATGTGTTCTGGAACTTTTGGTAACGGTGCCCAAGCCACGGCCCAGTCAGCCCACGTGCCAACGATGCACACACCGCCGGGGTTTAGTAACAACATCTTCACACCGATGGGCGGTGGGTCTTCTTCTGGCGTGCGCCAAAACGCGTTACCAGATAAATAAGAGGTGGCTTTCTGGAACATGTTGTGATCGCCACTCATAGCTCACTCCTTGCTCTTATAGCTTCCGCACACATTCCTGCAAGACCTTTGGTGTAATACTTTTGAAAAACTTCTTGCCGCTCTTCACACACCTTCGCACACGCCTCACGCTCTTCTTGTCTAATCAACTCGGCAAAGTGCTCGATGTCACCGTGCAAATTCAACCCGTTCTCTTCTATTAGCTTAAATACGGTCATTGCTCACCCCTTGCTCTGATGGCGTCGGAAAAATTCAGCAGCACCGTCGCAGTCCATCTTTGCAAGCGATGGTCAGCATCCATTGAGCTGAGGTCTACGTTCAAGAGCAAATTCGCACACGCCTCACGCTCATGTGCTGCAACAAGTGCGGCGAAGCGTTCAAGGTTCTTAAATAAGCAGAACCGCACATCGTTTGTTGGTGACGGGTAAAACTCGATTCCAGCCTCTTTCGCCATCTTGATAATGTCGTCTCGTGTCATTGCTCACCCCTTGCTCTGATTGCTTCGGCGCACCGTTTAGCACCTTCAGCAATACGCAGTAGCCCTTGATTGCCTCGTGGTAGATAAAACGCTTCTTGGTGGTAAGCCTCATTCGCTTCTTCTAAACACAACTTCGCACACGCCTCACGCTCTGCTGCCGCAACAAGGGCGGCGAAGCGTTCAAGGAACTCTCTTTCGGCTTTCCACTCCCCATTCAAGCCGTCCGCAATACCTTCTGCCAGCCCAGCCTCACGTGCCAGCTTGATGATGTCTTCTTGGGTCATATCTCACCTTTG